CCTGCACTGGAATCCCGTCAGGATGTTTCAAGCAGCGCAGGCCGACTCCTGGCGCTACATCACCGCCCAGCGAATGTGGAAAGAAGCCGGAGACACCGGCGAGCGAGTCTTTGTAAAGAAAGGCTCATCGGTCCCAGAAGGCTTCCGCATCGTCGACGACAAGATCGGGAACGTAAAATTCCCCGCAGCCTCCGGGGAAGGACTTATCGAAGCGGGTAAGTGGGCAATGGCTGAACCACGTTACAGGCTTTTGCAGAACATGCTTTCCCGCGACTGGATTCGAGACCACACGGTTCCGAATCTAATCATGCGCGCCAAGAACCAGTTGACTGCGTATCGTCTCAGCCTGTCACCCTTCCATGCGTTCACAACATCGGTGTCATCGGCAGCCGGGCAAGCAGGCCGCGGACTCGAAGACATCGGCGGGGGGATTCTTGGCTTCGACCCTGGGCGCATCGTACATGGCGCCGTGGAACTCGCGACGTATCCGGTCGCTCCGGTGAAAGATTACCTATTAGGAACGAAGATCGTCCGCTACGCGACGAATCCGGAAGAATTCCTCAAGTCCCACGCGGGGCAGGATTTCATAAAACAATACCCGGAAGCCGAGCAGTTGGTTGCCGACCTATTCTCAGGCGGCGCGAAACTTGGACTCCATGAAGACGAACGGCTACATGCTCTCGGAGGGTTCCAGCAGGCGATGGCGGATAAGCGCTGGATCGCCGCAGGATTTAACGCACCCTTTGCGCTGAATCAGCAGATCATGCGGCCCCTCTTTGGCTACTATATCCCACGGCTAAAACTTGCTTCATGGTTACGAGACTACAGCGAAGGTCTGGTAAAGCATAACGACGAGATCAATGCCGGAACGATGACGCGCGGCGAGCTGGCGCGGAAGACTTGGGACGCCACCGATAACGTCTTTGGGCAAATGAACTGGGATGCGCGCTGGTGGGACCGGACATTCAAAGCGTCTATTCAGTTGGCGTTTCGCGCGTTCACCTGGTTCGCCGGAAACGTGCGTTTAGTGAAAGACGCCGGCATGGGGCAGATCGAAGACGTTCTCGGGTCATTGAAGCACATGAACGCAAGATTTCGCGGGGAAGAACCCCCACCAGGCACCGCGCCGATTCCGCCACTTGACCCGAATCTGCGACGGATCATGGGACTGTTTGCCGTGGTAGCCGCGACGAATGCAGCCCTGCAGTATGCCATGACGAGAGAGAAGCCGAAGGATGTAAAGGATTTGATCGCGGCGCGTATCGGCGGAACAGATTCTCACGGCCACCCGCGCAGAGTGCTGACGCCAGCCATCGTGGTGAAGGATGCAATCTCACTCTACTCGCAGGGAGCCATGCGTTACCTGGGCGGGAAAATCTCCGACCTGTTCGCGGGCCTCTACGATGTCTTCAAGAATGAAGATTTCCGTCATGCCATGATTCATCAGCCAGAAGATTCCTGGTGGAAGAAGCGTTTCGATGATGCCTCCCATGTACTCGGTTCACCAATCGGAGTCAGCAATTATCGGCGAGAACGTCAACAGGGAGCGACAAAAGCGGAAGCGGCATTAGGGGAAGCCGGATTCAGTCCGGCGCCGCAGATCGTTGACCAGTCGAAAGCCGAACGGCTCGCCAACGAATTGAGCGCAGCCGGTGGCGATTATGTTCTCACCGGGAAGCAGCGCGAAGAAACCGACCTCCATCACAGCATCCTGTCAGCATTGCGGAATGGCGACGATAAGCCGCTCGAGGATGCGGTGGCAAGTAAAACTATTACGCCCCGCGAAGCGCATGAACTCCGTAAGCGTTCCCGTATTGCACCCCTGGCGGATCAAGTTAGCAACTTCAACCGCGGGCGCAAAGCACCAGAAGCGTACAAAATGGCGAAGCAAGTGTACGACGCGGCTACGCCAGAGGAACGGAAAGACCTAGACCCCGTGCTTGAGCATCTACGCCGCGCCGCGCAGTCTAGTTTCTGGCAAAACTCCGTAGCACAATGAAACTCCCGTATCTCACGAGGTACCCGTCTTGCCCCGTCGTCCCCACAAACTGACTGACACAGAAAGGGAACAATGGTTTGTCAGTTTATTTATCTACACCTACGGAGCGAACCTCTCCGAGCTCGCAGCCTGTGAAAAACGTGCTGGCCTCCCGGTCGGCCGCGGCGCGAAGATCCTCAAACGAAAATCCGTAAAAGCTGAGATTGAGAAGCGGACTGAACCGATTCTCAAGGAGCAGATTCGCCAGGAAGTGCTCTCCCCGGCTGTCGCAAAAGCCGCAGTGTTCCACCAAGAGCAGTTATCGAATAAAGTCTCCGGCATCCAGTACAAAAAGCTCGAGCGCGAAGTCCTGATCCACGAACTGATGTGCGGAGTTGTGGGACTCGACTGGAACCTCTGGCCGAAAGAGAAGCTGGATGTCATCAAGGCTGGGCTGGTCTTGGATGGGATTCTGGAGGGGAATTCCCTCGGCCGGCGCACGGCCTCATTAGAACCCTCGCAGGAGAGCGCTGGAGGCATCTACACGTCGTTGTTTAACCGGCAAGCCCTCAAGCCTGCCCCGGAACCGATCACGCCCCAGAACGTCTCTAATGACGAACCCGCCGACCTTTACCCGGTAGCGCCAGAACCCCCTCCTCCGCCAGAGGCTTCGACCTCCCCGCCTGATCCAGACATAATCACCGTGAACGTGGAATGAGCGAGTTCGAGGATCTGTACTATCCCCCGCTGGAACGGCCTCCCGCCGGACATGAGCCGATCTGGTGGCCGATCAATGCGGCCCAGCAAGCGGGGATTAATTCCAAAGCGGAGTTCTTGCTGGCAGGTGGGCAAAGCGGAGGTGGCAAATCGTACTACCTCGCCGCCGACGCGATGCAGGAATACCGGAACCCACGCCTGCGCGCCTTGCTGATTCGGAAAACCTACCGCGAGATGCAGGCGCTAAAGGACATTCAGAAAACTATCTATAAGCCCTACGGCGGTCGGTGGAACGGGATTGAGGGACAGTGGGAGTTCCCCTCGGGCGCCACGATTCGCCCTGGCTATCTCTCCCACGACAAAGACCTCGATCGCTACCAAGGCAATTCCTATAGTTGGCTGGGGGTGGACGAAGCCGGCCAGCATCCTGAGAACCGAATTCGTTACCTGATTGGCTGGCTGGCGGCGCCGAGCGGCGCAGGGCTTCGTGTGAGAGCCCGGTTTACTAGCAACCCAGGCGGCCCGGGACACGGATGGTTGATGAAAGTATTTCTCCGCAACCGATGCCCCCATCATTTCCCAGCCGAGAAAGCCGACGATCGACAATGGGAAACCAGTGCGCTTCCCGGAAAAGTGTATCGCGGCGCGACGTGGACGGACGACTCGCCCGTTCACAAAACCACGGCATTCATCCCTGCGCGCCTCGCGGACAACCCGCTATACGGCGAAGAAAAATTAACGTCGCTGAAATCCCAGCCTCGCGCGATCCAGATGCAAATGCTTTACGGCTGCTGGTGCAACGCGGAAGGCTTGTACTTCGACTTCATGCGACCGGATATGGTTGTGCCTTACGCTTCGATTGGGGATTCCTGGTGGTGGCAACACTTTTGGGGAATTGATTATGGGTATGGAAATTCCTCAGCCGCGGCCGGGATGTACGCGATCAGTCCGAATGGAGTGGTCTTCAAAACCCGTGAGCGAGTTGAGTTGAAGATGCCGGCGAAGAAGTTCGCTCTGGCACTCTGTAGAGATGGATTCCCCACAGCCCCGTTTCCGAAGCAAGGCAAGCAGGAAAACTGGTTAAAGAAACTTAGGGCGCGAGATCCTGAGCGGCCAAAGATTAGTTTCTGTGTGATGGATCAGGCGATGGACCAGCACAAGGGAACCGGAGACAGCGTGTATGGGGTGATGTCGAAGGTGTTTTCGGAGTACGGAATCCCCTCACTGAAAGCCTCCCACGATCCGATGGGCAACGCGCAAGTCTTGCACAACGCACTCTCGAATAATCTGCTGGTGCTGACGCGGGACTCCGCGGATCTGTCGCTGACCTACCGAAGCCTGAGCAGCCGAATCGTGGATGACCGAAAAGCGGTTAAAAAGATTCACGGCGCATGGGAAGACGATTGCCACGACGAGACGAGTTACAGCATAAACACCTGGCGAGAGAACTCGGAGAAGCCGGCCAAGACAGCCTTAGCCGAAGAACTGGCCCAACTCAAGAAAGACGGTGCCGACGAAACCACTCTCGCTAGAATCGCCTGGCAGCGTACCCAGGAGATCGAGCAGTCCGATCGGCGAAAGGCGAAGGGAGTTCAGTTGAGCCGTGGTGTAGGAATACCCGGTCGAAAGGCGTAGCTCATTTCCCCTTCGTCTCCTATCCCCCTTGCAAAGCAGCCCAGTGAATCGGTATTAATGACCGCAAGAATGGTCTGCCGTCCTCTGATGTGAACGTGGGGCATTCAGAATGAACCTGCCATGATGGGTAAGGTTCCGTCGTCCTGTCGTAGTATACGAATCCGCCGCGCTTGAATCTCGCCGGGTGATCGTTCCAATTGTCACCTTTCTCGTGAATCATGTCTTGCAGCACGGAGCAGTTTTTCCCGTGCATCTGCGCTGGGGAATAGTAGTGCTGCGCCAGCATGAGAATTGAGTTGCGTACCGCGTCCTGCTGTCGCCAGATGAAATAGTTCTCAACCTCAACATGATCGGGAATTGTGAATACGCGGGAATCGAACATCGGCAGACCGGACCAATAAGCCCCATCGTTGAAATAGGCCGTTGCCATTGCCGCGCTCACAGAGGTAATCTTTTGCACGTTGCCATCAAACCACGCCTCAGTGTTCGGTTTGGCAAAGTCCGTTAGCAGAAACGAGATTTCGTCCGACTGCACATAAGCAAATTCAGCGCCCATCAACTCTTTCAGCATGAAGGCCGCAACCTTGTCCATCAGGCCCATAAAGGTCTTATCGTAGGGCTTCTCCATGCCGCGACAGTAGGAGTGGAAAGCCTTGCCGTCAACGCGCACGATTGTGTAAGTTCGGCGCGGCAGAAAGAACCGCGTCCTATCTTCGTACTGCGCCTTCAT